AAGGTATTTTATGGTATACTATAGAGACACTACAGGAGTTGATTGACCATGTCACTAACACTAGAGGAAGTTAAGGAACGCCTCTTGAAAACCTTTGACCCAGACGACCTGCTGGAGGCCTTGCAGATAACCTCAGAAGAGCTTCTGGACAGGTTTGAGGACAAACTAATCAACAGACTAGATGTGTTTGAACAAGAGCTAGAGGAAGAAAATAATGAGTATTGATGAAGCGACTCCTGAAGACTGGGACACGGTTACTGCACTAAATAACTTGTCCATTAGGAAACCAAAGAAGGTAGACCCTGTGGAAAAACCTGACCACTACAACAAAGGAGCAATCGAAGCCATCGAAGCAATCAAAGCGTCCATGCCTGAACACGAGTTCAAAGGTTATCTCAAGGGTAACGCACTGAAGTACCTCTGGCGCTACGACTACAAAGGGAAACCAGTGGAGGACTTACGTAAGTGTCGCTGGTACATTGACAGATTAATCAAAGAAGTAAATGGATAGTCCCTGCGTTAAGCAGTGCAAGTTAGTTAAAGATGTTTGCACAGGATGTAATCGTACCAAGGAAGAGATAACTAACTGGACTAGATATACAGACGAACAAAGGAGTAAGATAATTGGACGCATATCAACAGTACATTCACAAGTCACGGTACGCTCGTTACCTACCAGAGGAACAGCGTAGGGAGACTTGGGAAGAAACAGTAAATCGTTACCTAGACTACTGGGTAGACCGTGTACAGCTCAATGAGTTTGACCAAAGTGAGATCTTCCAGAGTATTCATGAGTTGGACGTAATGCCCAGCATGAGAGCACTCATGACTGCTGGTGAGGCCTTGGACCGTGACAATGTAGCTGGGTTTAACTGCTCCTACCTGCCTATCGACCATCCTAAAGCATTTGACGAGATGATGTACGTCCTTATGTGTGGCACTGGTGTAGGCTTTAGTGTGGAACGACAGTACGTTAGTAAATTACCAGAAGTTGCGGAGGACTTTCATGCCACAGATACCGTTATACACGTCGCTGACAGCAAAATTGGATGGGCTAAAGCTTACAGAGAACTTATCAGCCTGTTGTATTCAGGCCAAGTTCCAAAATGGGACATCTCTGGAGTACGACCTGCAGGGGCAACCCTTAAGACTTTCGGGGGTAGAGCATCTGGTCCAGAGCCTCTTGTCGATTTGTTCAACTTCACAGTCAGCGTCTTTCGGGAAGCTGCTGGACGTAAACTTAGCTCCATCGAGTGTCACGATCTCTGCTGTAAGATTGCACAGATCGTCGTTGTCGGGGGTGTACGCCGGTCCGCTCTCATCAGTCTCAGTAATCTTACCGACGATAGACTTAGACGCTGCAAGTCAGGACAATGGTGGCAAGACAACCCTCAACGAGGACTAGCGAACAACTCAGCGTGTTATACAGAGAAGCCAGACTTTGAGGCATTTTTAAATGAGTGGAAAAGTTTATACGAGTCCCGCTCCGGAGAACGAGGTATGTTCTCTAGAGTTGCAAGTCAAAAGCAAGCTGCAAAGAACGAGCGACGAGATGCTACCTATGATTTTGGAACTAATCCATGCTCAGAAATCATCCTCCGGCCCTACCAGTTCTGCAATCTTTCGGAAGTTGTTGTCAGGGCAGGAGATACGTTGTCAGACCTCAAACGAAAAGTTCGTGTTGCAACTATCCTTGGGTCTCTTCAGGCTACGCTAACTGACTTCCGCTACCTTCGCAAGGTATGGCAGAAGAACACCGAAGAGGAAGCACTTTTAGGTGTATCACTAACAGGCATCATGGACCATCCAGTGATGTCAGGGAGGGAAGACCGTGAAAAACTTAAGGACTGGCTGGTGGCTCTCAAAGAGGAAGCAATTAGTACTAATGCGGAATGGGCTAACAAGCTTGGTATTAATATTAGCGCTGCCATTACTGCTGTTAAACCTTCCGGTACTGTTAGTCAGTTGGTTGATTCTGCATCTGGCATCCACCCTAGATATGCAGATCAGTACATTAGACGAGTTAGAGCGGACTCAAGAGACCCACTCTGTCAAGTTCTAGAAGCCGCAGGAGTGCCCGTAGAGGACGACGTAATGTCACCCACTACCAAGGTATTCTCCTTCCCCATAAAGTCCCCTGAAGGGGCTGTGGTGGCCTCTGAGATGGGTGCTATGGAGCAACTTGAGCTATGGGAGATATATCAGGACTTCTGGTGTGAACACAAGCCTTCCATGACGTGTTACTACCGTGACAACGAGTTCCTTGAAGTAGGTCAGTGGTTGTACAACAAGTTCGACAAGATCAGTGGCGTAAGCTTCCTGCCTTATTCCGAACATACGTACCAACAGGCTCCTTATGAACCTATTGATCTGGAGACGTTTGAGCAGTTGAAGGAGGCGTTCCCAGAGACCATTGACTGGAACATCTCTGAGAACTCAGACATGACCGAAGGGTCACAACAATTGGCTTGCACAGGTAATAACTGCGAGTTGTAAACAAAAGGGGCCTTAGCGCCCCTGTCTTTTCAAGGTGTGATTATGAACATCAAACGTGACATTGAGATACGCATTAGAGTACTTGAGAACAAACTAACCAAGTCCATACCTGCTGCTCGCAACAACGAGATCAGAGGTGAGATCATGGGTCTGAAGTGGGTTTTAGAGCGTATCTAGCGCTCTTCTTTGTCCCTAGCCATCATTCCTGCAGCAGACAAAGGCATAGTAGCAGTAGCAGCCGCCTCAAGACGCTCTCCAGTAGTAGCAGTTCCTCTGAAGTCTCTAGCTACCCTCTTCTGGTACGCAGAAACACTTTCGTTTTTGAGTTTAGGAATACCAGAGCGTCTCTCTAGTTCCGAAGTGTCCTCGTAAACTTCAGAAGCAGTCTCTAGTTCTTTCTTAGGACGCGCCCCTCCTGCTTCTTTTCCTCCTCCTATCTTGTACTTCTGTATAGGAACTACATTTACAAGGTCTTCAAATCCGGGAGGCGTTTGTCCAAGCAAGTCGTGACCGTCAGACAGCATAGAGTAAAACTCACCCTTCTTAGGGTCTACGACGATAAACGCATTCATACCGCCTAAGTCTTTAGCTGAAGAGTTAAACGACTGTTGCAACACAAGTTTACCGTTCATTTCGTTAACTCTGGTTGGGCCTTTGGGTTTGACAAGAGCGTTAGGCACAAACTTAGACAGGTACTTCTTAAGTCCCGTTTGAGTCTTCATCTGATTGTCAATAGCTTCTATGTACTTTTTTTGGTCAGAGCCTAGCTTTTTACCTTCTTTTACTCTCTTTTTTCCTTTCCAGTAAGCGCCCCACACGGCAGCAGCAGACGGGTTTTCACCAAATACCTTCTTGTTTTGTAACAAAAAGTCTCTATCAAGAGCGCTAAACAGGCCTAACATCTCCTTCCACTGTTCTGTACTTGGATTGTCTCCTACTACGTCGTACCAACTTTCCATACTCTTCGGAGAGTACAATGTTCTAAGAGCTACAGGAGAAGTCGTGGCTTGACCTATAGCTTCAGGACCTAAGTTTGTACTAGGTGTTGCTCTATTTCTTGTGACCAACTGCCCTTGTTTACCCTGTTGGGCATACAGGTGGTTTGTGGCTCTGTCTACAATGTCTTGATCTATGTCTGGGTTATCTCTGGTCAACGCCTGTTGAACGTCCTGAGTATTTTCCAAACGGCCTACCTGTACTGCGTCTCTTTTCAATACAGGATAAGCTTCGATAATTGTGTCGCCTTCGCCTACCGCTCTACCTGTAGCTTGAGCACGGAGGAAAGCTGATGCTTTTGGATTGCCTTCTACTATTCCTCTGTCTGCTGTTTCTTGCATTTCTGCTCGTCTAACAGAACCTGTACCAAACTCACGTCTAGTCGCCATTTCAGTAGGATCTACAAGTTCTCTGGCAGTTCCTTTAGCACTCTGTAGCATTCCTCCTGCCACACCCTTTGCTTTTTTTATGGGGTCCCCAGAATAAAAATCTTTCAACTCTGTCGGTATGTTTTCAACAAAAGCGCTACCAGCCCTTGCCAACATACGAGGGGCGGCGACAAAAGGAGCGTTAGCAGGAGTAGTTAGTTCTTCAGCAGCAAAGTTCAAAGGAGCCATAACGTCTACTTGGGTTTTTCTAGGAGCAGTCATACGAATGCCCTCTGAACCTGCATAAGCCGTCATTGGTAAAGAACCAAAGGGGTTCTCTACGACAGGACTAAATAACGCATCAGCAACAGCAGAGGCCTGACCTCTGGCTTGCTCTCGCGCAAACGGAGTAGTTCTTGAGGCTGCTTTGCGTAACTCTAAGTAATCATTGCTCATTCTCAGGCTCCTGATTTACTTCATTCAGCATTTGCGCCAGCATTACCTTGTCAGCACGTAAGGTAGTCATAGTGTCCACGCTCACGTTAGCCCCTTGGATCATGCGGTCAGTAGTCTTAATTAACTCCCTGAGAATCTCCGCACGTCTACGCTTACGTGACAAACGAGCCAGACCTATTCCGAATCCTGTGCCTGCAGCAATGGAAGCAACTACGGGCATACCAGTAGCAACGCCAAAGCCATAAGCAGCAGTAGCACCAAGGGCCAACGGTGTGGTCGGGAAACGTAGACCAGAAAAGTCTTCGATGCCTTTGACTGTACGTCCCAACATGGTCTGGTTTATGGCTTTACCTGCCTTAACGTCCAGTAGGTTCTTAGCCCTAAACAACATAGCCATACCGTTGATAAGACGATAGGCTTCGTCATCGGGCATCAACTTAAGAAACGCTTGGTTCAGCTCGTCCCTTACGTACTTACCTGCTACTTCTTTTGCACTAGCTAGGTCAGGGTTCTCAAGACCTGCTGTAGGTTTCTTACGGAAGATCTGTTTGTCCAACTGACGGCGCACCTCTAGAATGTCCCTAGCAGTGATCTTGCCGCCTTTGGAAGCCTTGTCGTTGAGCCTTTTGATAGCTGTGTCAATCAACAGGTCTACCTTTTTCTGTGCGTCAGGCATCAACTCAACGTAGTCATCAAGGTCATGGAAGCCAGCCTTGAGTTCTTCCAGATTACTAGACAGGTCAGCTACGTTTGTCTTGGGGTTCTTAGACCGATTGATGTAGGACTGCAGATCTGCCTCGTGTTTAGCCAGTTGACCGTCTACAACCTTAGCGTTTACAGCGGGGTTTCGGTCACCTTTGTACTCAGGGAGTTTTGCCAAGTAGTCAATCACGTTGTCTTCTGAAGGCGACGGTACGTATACGTTACGGTTCATGGCCCCTACAGGCTCAATGGTTCCCGGAGCTTTAACGTAGTCTTCAGGTAGTAAACTATCTGCTACTGCCTTACGTTCCTCCTCTAGGATAGCCTGTGTTGCTTTTCCTGAGGCCATACGTACTGAAGCACTGGGTCTAGGGATGGACGGGAAACCTATCTTGGGACTGATACCAGCAACATTAAGAAGGGCTTCAGCAGTAGTAGCCTCCTCTGGGTAAGCTTGTGCTAACTCACCTACCTTTTCCATTCCACGCTGAAGCATAGAACCTTCGTACAACTCAGAAACACCGCGTTGGACAGCCTCAGGAGCATACCTACGATAGGCTTCTCCTGCTACTTCTCCTAACGTCTCTCCAGCAGCGCTGACACCGGCTGCAAGTGTAGTGGCCGCCTTAAACCCACTAGGCATTCTTTCAAGACCTTCAGCAAGACCTCTGTAACGCTCACGGGTCTCCTGAAAACGCTCAGGTGTTTCCGCAATCATCTCTCGCATACTCTCAGGTTCACGAGGACGTGGAGGAGTAACAGTAAATGTTTCTCCATTAACTATACCAATGACTTCTCCTGTCTCTTTGTTAGTGGCGGTTTTAAGAGGCAACCATTGTTCGCCGTCCCAGTATATTTTCTGTCCTGTCTGTGGATGAGTCGCTGTCTTCATGTTTTAGTAGTCCAATTCAAAACCTTCGGGAAGTTCTGCTTCTGGTGTTTCTGGCTCCTCTGGCATAGTTATGCTTGGGAAGCTGGTCATGTTTTGCTCACCTACGCGCTTTGAAGTAGCAGTTCTGACTTTGTTAAAGCTATTTACAGTCTCTACCATAGCACGTCTGCGGATTTTCAAAAGAGAAAGCAAAGCTTCTTGCTGTGTGGTAATGTCAGCAGCAGCGATTAACTTAGCGTACTCTCTATCCGCATCTGACAAACCAGTGCCTGAACCAAAGTCTTTGATCTGGTCAGCAACAATCTTACCTGCCTCTGAAATAAAGGTTTCAGCATTAGTGACCGCAGGGTCATAAGGTAGACCAATAAGTTCACCAAAGCGTCTTAGGTTTAACTCTACGTTAGCCGCAAGACCCGTAGGCATGCCGCCCTCTAAACGTCCAGTTTGTCTGTCGATCAACTCAATCATATCACGAGCGTCTTGGGCTTTGGTGTTTAGCTCAATAAAGTTTTTAACGTTGGCTTCCGCCATTGCTGTGGCTCCGACTTCTTGTCCTTTGTCAATAACTTCTTGAACCTGTGGAGCCTTGCGTACCAACCCTAACTCACTAGCTTTAACATAAGAGTTGGTCTGGTCGTTATAGACTAAACCAAAGTCGTTAACATTGACAGCTTGAATTTTACCTTCATTATCTTGCCAAGCCTCTAGCTTACCTGTGCGTCCTTTTAATAGGTCATCCGCTTCTTCGGCTGACAACGTACCCATAGCAGTAATTTGAGCAGGAGTAAATCCAGCCATCTTTAGACGTGCTTTAATAACCTGTGGATTGTCTAGAGGCAGTTGCTCAATCTGAAACTCTCGTACATCCTTGCTAATACCCCGTAGCTCCTCCATGTCCGTAGTAGCTCGTGCAGTCGCTGCTTGGTCCTTAAGACCTGCTGCTTCTGCTGCTCTAGCTACTTGTTCTTGGAAAGCATTTAGTTGAGCCTGTGCTGTAACCTGTGCTTGTAGATTGCGCGCTGCTTCTTCGTACTTTACAGTATTAGCTACATCACCTTGCTGTCGGTAAAACCGAGCTAATTGAAGCAGACCCTCAGGTGAATTAGTGTCAATTCCTGCTAACTGTTGACGCTGTTGTTGCTGTTGTTGTTGCAAAGCCCTCATTTGAGGGGCTTGACCTATACCACGCGCAGCAGTAAACAAACCCTCTTGATAAGAAGGCTGTAACAAACCTTGTAAAAATGTTTGTGAAAACTTAGCCATGATTAACCTCGTTAGTCAATTATTCCAATAGCACGACCGATTGAACCAAGACCGCTGCTGATACCGTCAAACAAACCGCCTAAATCACCAAAGCCACCCGGATTAATAACAGTACCGGACTCAGTAACCTGCGGTGTAAACAAACCAGCAAGTACGTTAGACCCAATACCGCCTAGCAGGTTAGCGCGTGCTTGTTCTGCCAACAGTCTAGACTCCAGACCAGACATAGCAGTCTCGCCAAACAAACCTGTACCGTACAACTGAGCCTGTTGCTGTAGCTCTGCCATGCGCTGTGCTGGCTGTAACGCCGCTAACAACTGTGCTTGAGGTAAGTAACTCGCACCAAGGAACTGTTGTCCTAGACCTGCTTGTTGCATTTGTTCTGCCTGAGCCTGTTGCATAGCGCCTAGCATTGATCGTGTACGTGCTTCTTCTTGAGCAGTTGCCATTGCTAGTTGCTCAGGAGTAGCACCGCCGTATGCTGCTGAGGACGTACCTAACCGACCCTGAGCAGCTAGACGTTCTTCTAACGCAAGACGTTGACGCTCTTCTTCAGGGCGCTGTGCTGCTCGCATACGCTCAAAGATAGCTTGCTCACGACTTACTGTAGGTTGCATTGCCTGACCAAAGAAGCCACCTGCACCACCAAACAACTGTTGTTGTAATGCTTGCTCTTGAGGTGACAACTGCATTCCTACCTGAAGACCCTCTTCTTCGGTTCTTGGCATTACAGCTGGCTGAGCAACCTGACCCATAGCCACCGGGCGACCAAGCATTTCGCCTGTTCTTTGCATCATTAATTGATCCATGCCCATGCCCATGCCCGGAGGTAACGCCATTGATGGAGGAGCCGTTGGGCTGGGAGCAAAACCACCGGGACTTGTTACTGGCATTGTTGTTACAGGCTGTTCGCCACCCATACGCGCAGTAAACATAGCACCGGTAGGAGTAGTTACCGTAAACGGTCTAAACTGTGACTCTGCTTGTCCACGTTCAGCAAGCTCCATAGCTCCGGGAATACGTACACCACCTACAGTTGTACCTAGTATAGACTGCTCACCAATATCACTTAGTCTGTCGTAAGCTTCTTTAGTCAACAACGTACCAGCAATGCCCGGCAGTGCAGGAGAGATGGCTGAACCTATCTCTTTAATACCGCCATAAACATCCCCAATACCGCCAAACAGATCGCTAAAAAAACCGCCTTGGTTAGGTTGTGCTACTACCGCTACCATTAGTACGTACCTCCGTCAATAGTTCCTGTCGACAGCGTACCTGTAAAAGTCAAGGCAGGAATCGTCACTGTGCCTGTAAAGGTTGGTGAAGCAAGGTCTGCCTTGGTAGCGATAGCTGTAGATATAGCGTCAAACTCTGTTTCAAATTCAGCGCCTTTAATGATTTTACCGCTGTCCCCAGAA